TCTTCAAATTCAATTTCATCAATTGTAATGTTAGCTACATCTTCAATTATATATAAACCACCTGGGTTCATTCTGTTTTTTAATAATTCATATGTTGCTATTTGATCATACAATATATGTGAACCATCGTCAATAATAATATCAAATTTAGTATCACCTATTACATCTAAAAATTCAGGTTTTGTAGCATCAGAAATCCATACTGTAAATCGTTTATCATCTTTATATCCACCTGGTTTAAATTTATCACTAAAAATTTCTTTTTCATGAATATCAGCTCCAAATACATTAGCATTAGTGAAATATTTATCCCATAATTCTAATGATTCACCATAGGCAATACCTATTTCTAATATATTAATTTTTTTATCTCTATAAGGTTTAAAAAGTCTTTCATACTCCGGAATATAAGAATGAACTGTGCCTTTATCTCCATGCCCAGCCCCACTAGTTCCATTATTATGTCCTTCATATATTTCTGCTAGTGTTTTCATAATGTATCGTAATAAGCATTCTGTTTTTCTTGTTTATCTATAGTTTTTGGGTGATATAAAGCTAAATCAGGTAATGATGGTAAAAGAGCATATGTTTTAAATCCTTCTAATTTTTCATGTACTTTATTTACCCACTTAATTTCGGGTTTATTTTTCCAAATACGCCATTGATAATCAGGCCAATTAACTCTATCTTCTTTATCTACATTCCATCTCCATTTTGATATATGTTCTTGAGTCAAACCTGATACTGTATTTACTCTGGGGACTAAATAAACTTCGTTATTGGGATTACCTTCTAAAATTTTAGGTAAATTAGCTATTAATATGTCATGAGGCATTTCATCAGCGTCTATTTGAAAAATATAATCACCACTACATAATTCGGTTAATTGGTTTTTCCAATTAGCAAAATGGTGTTTAAATGTTCTAGCATGATAAGTACAGCAATCATCTCCTTTTAATTCAGTTAACCTTTCCCATACTTCAGGTGAACCATTAGCTTTATCAAATAAAATAACTATTTCATCTTGCTTACGTTTTTTATTTATAAGTAAGTTTAATAAACGAGTTATTTCATTTAATTCATTACAAACTGTTATTGCATAACTTATTTTCATATCTATCCTGGTAGTAATCCAATATACGATAAAGCATCCATGTAATCACGTTCCTTAAAATGTGCTATTGTAGACATATCAGTTTTATGTGTTGAACCAAATTTTTCTTGTTCTTCTTTATTTAATTCTTTAGCTTTAACTGCAGCCCATCTCCAATCATCTGCACTAGTACCTGAAGCATATACCATACCTACTTCGGAGTCATTAATAGAATGGGGTAGCCAAATTAATCCAGTTTCTTTATCAAGCCAAGATAAATCTTTATATAATTCGGGTAATACCTCAATTTGTTGTTTATAAAATTCTTCTTCAGGCTTCATTAAGCTATTAGTCCAAAAACCACAAGATAAACTATAATAATTAGTAACTTCAGGACTAACTTCTATTTTATAACATAAATCACCACCTGATTTAGGGCAATCTATAATTTCATCGTATTGCATAATTTATAATTTAGGGGTTTCTAATGTTGGTAAAGTTAATTCTACTTCTTTAGGAAATTCTGGAATATTATGTTCTAGAAGATTTCCTACTAAAGTTTTCATAGCATCATAACTAAAATTAGTTTTAATATGATGGCCTTGTTTTTTAGCAGGTACTACAAACTTTTTATATTTTTGATGTACCGATTTTAAAGCATTTATAAAATGTTTGCCACTAACTTGAAACCATTGAAAATCTTTTTTTAACCAATTATTAGCAGCACTTTCATGAACATTTTCTAAATTACCTGGAAGTAAAGTAGTAAATATAGGATCTAAAAAATCTAATTGCCCTGACCAACCAGAGGCTATAATAGGTTTTTTACTTAAACCAAATTCAGCTAATGGTCTACCATAACCCTCTCCTTTAGTCATACTAATCATACATTTTACTTTAGGATGGTTATATAACTCATTCATTTGTTCATCTGATAGATTACCATTTAGTAAATAAATAGGTGGAAAAACTGTATCTAAAGGATAAGTTTCTTTAATTTTCTTTAATTTATTAAGTAATGTTTCTCTTCCATAGTAACTATTTCTACCCGAAGATGCTTTTAATATTAATCCTGGAGATGAATTTTTATTTTTATAAGCATCTATAAAATATCTAATCATTAACCCAACATTTTTTCTATCATGCCCTACAGCACCTTGCATCCAATGTCCTACAAATAAGAAATTAAATCCAGGTTCTACTGTTGATAGATCAAGGGTTATTTCAGTATTGGGTAAAAATTTATATAAGTCTAAATTAACTCCTTCAAATACTACATGAATAGGTTTTTCAATCTTTACTACACCTTCAATTGTATTACTTTGTTTATTACGTTTTTCAAATTTAAGTGACTCAAATACATTTTTACTGTGCTTAGAAGAAGTCCATGTCATATCCATTCTATTTACACCTTCAACCCAAGTAACATCACAACCTGTACTTTCAATACCTGCAGTACATCCAATATTATATGTTCCTACACGTTGAAATTCATTTGGAATAGTAATCTGCATCCAAATATCAGGTTTTGTTTTAATGGATGTAATTATATATTTTTGTAAAAAACTCCATTTAGAATGATCATTAATAAAACCCCCTGGAGTATCTCCCCATCTTTGAGGTAATATTTTAACATCATATTTATCTAATTCAATAATAGATTTAACTATATCTCTTGAACGTGCTCCATATCCACTATATGTGTCTGCTGGGCAACTTATTATAAAAAGTGGTTTACTCATTAATATATAATTTTATGGTTTAAAACTTTATCTTTTAATTTATTTGTATCAATTAATTCAAAATCTTCTCTAGGTTTCCATATTTTAAATAATTCATCAAATGCTTCAATTACTCTTTCACCTTGTTTTTCAGCATAGAATCCTGCTTCTTCACTTAAACACCATTCTCTACCTTTAATACCTCTTTGTTCTCTTTCTTCATTAGAAAGATTATAAACTTCAGTAATTCTTTCTGTTATATCTTCAAATTTACATCTATCATCAAATATATAAGGTGTTGGGGGTGAACCTTGAATTGATCTACTTGTTGGGTAAACTGGAAATGCCCATTCACCATGTTCTTTATATGTACCTCTATGATTAGAAGGTACATCAGGACTTGGTGTAAACCATTCTCCATTTTCATCTACAAATCTCATTTGATCTTGCATTCCACCTGTTGTATTAGCAATAATTGGTGTTCCTGTTAACATTGCTTCTGTTAATGTTAATCCCCAACCTTCATTTGAAGTACATAATACTTGAACATCAGCTGAATTGTATAAAAAGTTTAAATGTTTTCTATCTAATTTTTTATGAGAAAATATAATATTCTCTTTATATTTTTCCCCAAATAAATATTCTCTTACAGCACCTAAATCTGTACCATGATCTGTAGATAACTCTGTATGTAAAATAAATCTACATTTTTTAGCCTTTTCCTCAGGTAAATTATCTAAGAAAACTCTAAATGCCATCATTGTATCTGGAATTGCTTTTCTACGAATATTTCTTGAATTAAAAAACATAGTAAAATCAACTTCTTTATTTTGCAGTAAAGTTTCTTTTTTAAATTTAATAAATTCATTATATTGTTCATGATCTTTATTAATAGGGAAATAGTGGGTATGGTCTAAACCATGAGGAATATATTTAAATACCCTTTTACTATTATCACAATCAGCTAAAACTAATTTATTAATACTAACTGTTTGTTTAGAAATACCCATTAGTAAATCGCACGCTTCATAAAATGGTTGATTATATCTTGGTGCAGGATAATCATCCCAAATATTTAAATATGCTATTGGACATATTTTTCTAATTTGGTCTTCCATATTAAATACGTGTAAAAAATACCTTGGATCTGTAAATAACATAACAGCATCAGGTTTTTCCATATTAATAATATTATGAATTTCTTGTGTAGTACCATATCCATCTACACAATACATAAAGATAGAAGCATCATCTACTCCTGACACTTCTTGTGCCGAAGAACTAAGGTCTAATCGTTTACCTTTTTCTGGATGTTTTATAGCTCCTGCTACATTTACCCAATTAAAATGGTGACAAGTATGCATCACAATTTCTTTTGCTACTGTAGCTACACCTGAATGTACTCTAATATCATCACATATTAATAATATCTTCTTCCTTTGATCTTTAGGAAGATATTTAAAACTTTTATTCATTTGATTTTTTGTTTATAGTTCAATATTAGTTTGATTTGTAATTTGCTTTTTAAAATCGTCGTTTGTAAGATACAAATAAATTGCCCGATCGGCAAGTTTTTGGAATGAGAATTTTCGTCTTACACATTCAATTTTGAAATTTTCAAATAAATCACTTTGAACTTTGACACTTGTTAATGTCATTGGTTTTTTTGGATTTGCCATAATTTTTATTTTTTAATAACGTTTATTATACATATATCAAAATATCAGTAGATTAAACCTTTATCACATAAATCTCTATCTTCTTTATAAGGACAGAAATTACAATTCCATTTAGATGGAGAAGTAGGATAATCTCTTTCTTTGATTTTGCCTTGTGAATTAAAACATTCACTAATAAAATCACTAATAGCTTTTCTAGCTCTATTTAAACTAGTTTTACCATCAGCAAAGTTAGAATACTGTTGTACTCTTTTAGCTTGATAAGGTGATAAGCATCTCTCATCATCAATATCAAGTACTTTTCTTTTAACTATAAAAAATTCAGTTTCAATTTTTTCAATTGGAATACCATATTGTTCAGCAAAAAACTGTTTATATAATAATAACTGATTTTGTTTTTCTTTATCTTCTTTAGCATATTTGTTCCAGCCGTTTGTACTGGTTTTAATATCGATTACTTTAAATGTATCTGTGTTTTCATTATACATGACAACATCTAAATACCCTGTATATAACACGTTATTTAACATTCTATTTGGTGCAATTACAATTGGTATTTCACAACCAACTAAAAACCACCCTTTTTTACTAAAGTATTGACTGCGATTTTTCTTAAACCAATTTAATATAGCAACTCCATCTTCAAAAAATTCTCTCATCTCAGTTGCTTCAGAGAAGTGTTCATTTTTATTCTTTTTATATTGAGTTTGATACTCATTTATAAATGTAGTTTGAAAATGGTCTTCAATATTAATTTCTCTATCTGCTGCCGCAAATGATTTTTCAAATGCTACATCTAAATAGTGTTGCATTACTTCATGTATTGCAGTTCCAAATACAGTATGAATTGATGAATTAAATCTTTTGATTTTATCCTTATATTGTAACTTCCATCTATGAGCACATTGTCTGTAGATAGACATTTGAGAATAAGAAATATTCTTTTGATAAGCAAAGTTAACTTTCTCAGGAGGATTAGATTTAATCCTTTTTACAATATTAGGTATTTTTTTAGCCAAACTATTTTTTCCATTTATCTCGACCTACTAAAAGACCGATTATTCCATAATTGGCAATATCTATAAATGTATCTTGTATGCCTTCACCTTCAACAAATGATTTACCATTAATTAGTAGGTTTTTTAGACGTGATATTTTATCAGTTAATCTAATACACAACCCAGTTAGTGAAAATTGTTTGTCATCGCTATTATTAACGATATCCCCGCCTAAAGCTATATTATTTAATCCATAATCCATATGCTTACGAGCAAACATTTCATACATTTCATTTTGTATGTTTTTAAATTCACTTGATAACTCTGGGTATTCATGTTCGAATACTTCTATAGGAGTTGAATTTAAATTCGGTGGGAGTTTTTTATGTGTTGGTGATTTAGGTGATTTTTTACCTTTTTTAGCATTCATAATTTCTCTATCACTCATATCTGTAAAATATTTTTTAACTGAATCACCCATTAATTTGCTGTTCTAAGGAAAAATATTTATCTATTGCTGCTAATCTGTCATCAGCATCAACTAACATAGCTAATGCTTCTTCAGCATTTTTATAAAAATCTCCTGTTGTGTGATCACCAATACCAACTGCT